CCGAAAGCACATAAGGATATTGGATCTCTTCTCTAGGTCTATTTGTTACAGTGACTACTTCTTCAGTCTCATCGTCGAAATATACACACCATTGATAGGGAGAAACTTCGATCGATTTTTCACTAACAAATGTAGGTGGTGCATCATCAAACTGTTCTGTAGACATCTAGTAATTCTTCGGTTAAAAAATTCTCATCACAATAGTGAATAATTCCACTTGTAATAATATGATTTTCAATTTGTATCTTCCCTGAATCACTTATCCAGGTATTAAGCATTTCAGTCCATTGGTCAGGTATATCTTCTGTCCATACTCCTTGCGAATCTGCATGCAAGTCAAAGTGATTGCTCAACCTTACCCCGACTCCATCTGACATATCTAAACAGTGTGTTATTAAATTGCATAAAATATTTTTATCAAATGTCGTAGGTTTTTTGTCTTGAAAGAATTTACTATATGCTCCTCTCCAGTTTTGCATTATCGGATCAGCCATTTTAAACCATTCAATTGCCGCTGGTGCATCTTTTTTCCAATATATTATATTATTAAAAAATTTAGGTAACTGATATTGATTTTCAAATTCAAATCTGAATGTAGTGTCGATAGGATAATTTCTATAAGTTAATGCATTTTCTGGTATACAAAAATCACCATTTGAATTCATTGTGTCCCATAATAAGTCTATATCAATACCATGTATTAGTGTATCAGCGTCGATATAAATTGTTTCATCAAAAGGACTACAATGAATCATTTGCCAAATGTTCATGCCATGGAACCCATCTGCATAAGCACTATTTCCAAATGGTAGTTCAATAATATAGTCAAACATTTTTAAATAATTTTTATCTACTTCGTCTGATTTACCTTTGTCAACAACTAAACAAATTTCTGCTGTAGGGTCACTATTTTTTATACTACATGCAAGTCCGTAGCTGTGAAAAATTCTATCTTTATCAGTATTAATACCAAGTGTAATAAATCCTCTAGACATCAAACTTCTCCTTAAACATATCATTGATAGTTGCTATTTGTCTATCTAATGCTCTTTTGTTCATTAAATGCATATTAGTGTTGGTATATCTACACAAGATATTTTTCCATGCTTCAACTCTATTGTGTTTTAAAAATACAAAGTCATCTAACGAATTCAATTTTACTATATCATCTTTTTGATCCATATTAAGTAAAGGAGTACTTTTAAAGTCGTCTACAAAAGTTTCATTTTGAAAACCGTTCATCATATGACTAGCAATACTTACACAAAAGTCTGTTCTAAATAGTTGTTTGGGAAACTGATATAGCAAACTGTAATATTCCCAATTGTCTTTCACATGAGCCCAAGTATCAAAAAACATTTTACTATGTTCGCTTTGATCGAAATAAACTACAGTACTCCACCAGTGATTCACTCCAGCACTATTCAACATCATTTCGTCTCGATAAGGCAATTCGCCTCCAAAATATTCAGCTGTTCTATGCATAGATATTGGAATATTTGTGTCAAATATATAATCATAAAAATTATTTTGTATAATAAAATCTGTATCTATTAACAGTGTGCGTTCGAATGGTGTGTATTCAAAAATTTTGTGTTTATTAGAGTTTTGAAAATTTGCAGTAAATTCAGTCCAAGGACTGTCATGATGTACTCTTAAATTCTGGTTGTGTTGAGGGCTAGTAATTACCGTAAAATCAAAACAATAATCCATGTCTTTTTGACTCAGACTTTCTCTCATCCAAGCTTCAGTTCCTTCATCTGTGATTAAAGCAACTGTGTTGTTTTTCATATTTTTCTTAACAAATTTACTTACAACACTAGCAAATTTTACATAGTCTAACTGTTGATTGTTGTATGCAAAAATACATACCCCATTCCCTTTTTTAACACTATCCATTTACCAGTCCATTATGCTCTTAATATTTCTAGCTTTTATAATTTTATCCATTTGTGTTTTATATTCATTTGTAGATTCAGTGTAGGCGCTTAGTAAACTATCTAAAAATTCTTTTAAATTTTCTATCCAAATTGGCGATTCTTTTGAATCTAAGATTACTGCATCTTGTTTTCCGCTATCTATTAGAGTTTTTACAAAACTAATCACAACAGGATTAGCATTAAAAACTCCTTTATTGTAATTTACAGTTTGCAGAACATGCATACGTTGTCGTATTGTTCTTTTTTGATTACTTAGAGTAATTCGATAATTCGCAAATTCTAAGGCTTTCTCGAGTCTCTCGTCCATGGTGAGTTTCTCCTATAATTATATACTACTATAACTTATTTATGTTGGGTTTGTCAACAGTTTTTTTAGCTGTCGTCTGCACTATTAAGATTGTTTGTGATTGTTACTGTTGGAGCAGGAGCTATATTAAATGTTGCTCCGCCTTGCGTTATAGCATCTGGCATCAGATAGCTTAGTGTAGGAGTTAACGTACCGTCAATAATGTTATTGTGTGCAGTATCATCTAGTACTATTTTTAGATGTACTTCGGCTCCGTTTGCCGCATATTTTCCATAGAGTTTAAACTTCAATGACTGATAGCTACTGTACATGCTGTATGCACTAACATATACTGTGCTACTGTATGATCCGCCGATAATTGCAGGATCTGCCCACTGTGGGAAAGCGCCTGGTCCACTGATGTATCCATAACCATACCCAGAAGTTCCTGAATCGCCTACTGTTCTATTTAAAGTAACACCACTTGATGTAAACAAAAGACCTTCATCTGCTGATCCAGCATCACTGCCATCACCGTAATACTGTGTTAATTGATAAAAACCTTTACCTGTGCTTGTACCAGCTGTAGTACTACTACTTTGTGTTACTGTGTCCCAATCTAAATTTAATACACCCATTTCATTTATAACATCGCTCCAGTTATAATATCCTGCTGTACTTCCGCCACTCATAGCTAGATTGAGTCTTACTTGTCCGCCACTATTAAAAAAGTATCTTGCTTTGTTATAGCTTCCCCAGGTCCATTTGTGTTCACCTGCAAGTTTGGTGTTCCACTGTGCGGTTCTAGTATACGGACCTCCGGATACTGGTGTTGCAACCAATGCACTAGCATTTGTAGCATCAACTGTTAAATGATTATTATTTGTTAAGATACTGCCGTCAAATTTTGTTTCTACTACGTTTAAATCTTCAGCCCTGATAGTTGTTCCAAGTGCTACATTATTTCTATTTGCTGGTACTACAAAAACTAAATTACCGTCGGTAACATTTATATGATCAATACTAACATTTGTACGCTCGACCATTGCTTGTAATCTTGCGGCAGTAATTAAAGTACCAGCAGACAAATTGTAAGGAATATCAGTGGCGCCCCAGCCAAATTTATGTGTATCGATTCTATTACTATCAGTAACTGCCGCGGTTTGGTAATTATCACCAAAAACCTTGTTAACTTTTGTTGCTACCGTATTATAGTGTACCGCAGTTGCTATTTGTCCGGGTGAGACTGCCATTTATTTTGCTCCAACTACTACTTCTACTGTGCCTGCATCTTCGGTATCTTTACTCTCAAGTGCCCTACCAATTATTGGTCTAAAATCAGGGCTATCACCTTTATGTGCTATTGCTGTTCCTGGTGTCGAACTTGATACAATCCTATCACCTTTAACAACTTTTCCAATTACTTTACACGGAACTCTACCTGCTAGTGCTACAAAAGGATGTGTTGCATCTGTTCCTGCACTTGCATTCATTTCAAATCCTGGCGAGTCACTTACAATTCCAAAAACATCTATGTCTGATTCTTGTAATGTTTGTGTAATTTCGTGTGTACCACCTAAGCGTACTACTGTTCCTGCTTCGTATTCTGCATCTGCGGCATAACGTTCTGCAAGGTCAGCATAATCTGCACTAGTAGCTGTACCTCTAAACTTATAGTTTGTTGTACTATTCATTTGGATGCCTGCTTGAATAGTTGGAAACTGTGTTGTTAGTGCAGTCGTGCCGTCTTCTAAAAATTCTGTTGATTTGGGTGTCCAAACTGTAGTATCATCAGTACCTATCCAGACAATGTTGTTATCAACTATCATCTCAATTGTTTTGTGATATGCGTTTGATGTATCTTGTCTATTTCTATATTCAAATCTTGTGGTGCTAGCTGGTGCTCCAATTTGGAACCAACTACCGTTATCATAAAGTTTTAATAAACTGTTCGTAGTATCATACCAAAGTTGACCTTCGGTAGGATTAGTTGGGGCATTAGCATCAGCAAAGTTTTCTAATAAATGCAGTAAATTTTCATTTAATAGTTCACCGAAATTTGTATAGTTTTTTCCTATTAAATTAAGACTGGTACTAGTATCAACTGTACCGTCATTTACTGTTATTGCTGTTTTACTACTTTGGCTATAATCTACTGTATATGGCATCTTTTTTTCCTATTATAAGTCCGCAAACGAACTTCTTATTCTTAATGTATAAACAACTTGTATCTTTCGATTGGCACTTTTTTGTACCGGGTGAAAAATTACGTGAGTCAACAAATCGTTGTTGGCTGTATAAAGTGCTAGTTCGTCAAATACGTATGTACCATTCATATTGGTAGCTGTATCTGTAGTGTCTTGTCCAGTTGGAGTTCCGTAGTCTAATGTACAAGTGACAGTTACATCACTATATGCATTTGGACTAGTGTGGCTAGCTTCTGTACTGTTGTCTGCACTTCCGCTAATTGTTTCATCTACTGTTTGACTGTGTGTCTGATTATACAATGCTCCACTAGCACTGTTTGTATTTGTTGCTTTGTATGTAACAGCACCCAGTCCGTCTATACTTGTTCCTCCGTTACCAAAACGAAGTGTTTTAATTTCATATGTACTTGTTGCTCCTGATTCAGAAGCTAATAGGTTTGCAAGTGCAATGCTCATATTTTCAAAGTTTACAGCATTACGTCTACGAACCAGAACCTCACCTGATTCAGGATCCCAAATTTTAATATGACCTTCAATACCTATTAGTGGTGTTTCAATTTGTTCTAAACTCATAATATCTTCCAATTTATAATATTTATATCGATCCTTGCCCTGCATTTCTAATGAATGCATGCTCTGGTGAAATTCCTGCGGCACTTAGGCTTACACCGCTATCATTGTACGCCATTCTCAAATTATCACCATAATCAGAGAACTTTTCCAGTATCGGAATACGTGTTGTTGCGCCACTGTTTACTACAGTTGCACCGCTGTTGTGTGCTTTTTGTGCAGTTCCTAATGTGCCTCTTGTGCAATATAGTAAGTTATTACCACTTACTGCACTATATTCAATTCTTTCGCCGTTGATGTAAACAACTCCAGGAACTTCGCCTACACCAAATACTGTGTTAGGATTATCTAATACAGTTGCATCTGCTACAGGAATTGTTGTATCTAATCCGGTAACACTTGCAGTTGTTGTTGTCTTTTGTGCATCTACAATAACATTACTAAATTGTATGTCATTTGGTTGATATACACTCATTCTAAATGTTCTTGTATCAGATGTTACTGTATTTCCACTAGCATTTGTTTGAACACTAATTGCAATATTCTCTGTGAAGTCAGTCGGATAAAGTTCTTCACCCCATCCTTCACAAGCAGGTTGATCAAATACATTTCCATTATATATGAATTCGATATCATTGTCAACAGTTGTAAAATTAGCGTAATCTACTTGATTGCCAAATACAGTTGAAAATGCGCCGCCATCTAACACAAGATCACAATCCCAATCTCTTGTTGTATGATCGTTATGTTTAATTGTAATAGCCATATTTCTTGTTTGCTCGTCAACTTGTATATCAGTTGCTTCTGCATGAGTATTTGAATCTATTAGACTTAGCAACTTTGTATGAAAAGGTTTAATTTGATTAAAGTAATCTTCAATAGTTTCAATACTGTATCTTTGATACTTTTCTTTATTTGTTAGTAACTGATGTTTAACTTTTAGTTTGACATAGCTAGTTTTAAAAGCAAAATCATCTGTTGTATTTTGTAATATTGCTGAATATAGTAGCTTAAACCATAACTTGTTGTACTTAACTTTGTGACGACCTATGAATATTTTACTTCTTACAATATCCATTAACTTGCTTATTTGTTCACTACTGCCACTATCGTAAGGGGTCATTGCATAACCAGCTGAGTCAAAGCCATGTCCAAACTTACTTTCAAACCAAAATTGTTCACTAAACTCTAGTGTTGCTTTTTCTTTGTACACTAGTTTACTTTTTTCGTTAGTGAATAAAAACATTTCTTGTCGGTTTATTCCATCATCACCGATGTTGGTTTTAATTAAAACATAACTTCCGTCAGCTGGATCTACATCATTATTATAATCATCTAAATTATCGTATACCACGTCTGCTACTGTATTTGGATTGAAACTAAAAGTAGTTTTACCACTTGCATCTTTTTCTACTAGATACCAATCTTTATAACTTGTATAATTTCTAAGATTATAAGTTGTATTTCCTTTTACAAAATCATCAAATAATACTGTGTATCCGTTAATCTCATCTACAACATTTATCTCACCAACTAAATCATTGAGTGCTTCAATAAAATTTTGTCTTGCTTCTTGTATGTTTCTGAATAAAGTTTGTCTAGGTCTTACTAAGTGTCCATAACGATTATGTCTATGAAGATCGTAATCAGGTAAATGTTGTCCTTTCCAGATTTTAATATCATCTTCTTGAGTAACATCTATTAGACTATAATCATATATCTTACTCCAGTTAGTATTATTTAAATCTGTTGACGGATCGTTGTTCTGGTTTGGTTTTAAACTTGTGTAATAACTTCCATTGTGTAATACAACTGCATCTTGTGTATAAGCAGTAAAACTTGACCAAGTTGTATATGGTTTATCTTCAGCATAATTATTGTAACTTGCAAGACTATCTCTCATTTTAATATGAAAGTACTCTGGAATAATACAAGAAGGATCACCGTCAGCTAATAGCTTCCATTCATTCAATGGCATACTATTTGTATCTCCATAACTTTGATTAACTTGTACAACACTATTTTTGGTTACAAATGAATCAATGTTGTTTAGCAACAACTGACTATCACCACTAGCCGCCGCCCAACTTAATCCATAACCGTTTGGATTGGTCAGTAAAGTAGACAATTGTTTTACGTTGTACTGTCTAGATCCTTTGTATGAAAGTTTATCTTTGACCCAGAAGTAATACACACTTTCGTCTCGTTGTGTGCGTGGATTATAGTATACCTGTTCAGTCCAGTTATACACTTTTTCGTTATTAATTATATTAAAGTAGGCTTCGCCACTCGCTTCAGATCCGTCAATGACAATAGCATCATCTACAGCTTGACTCCACTGATCTGGTAAAACAGGAGATCTTGTCCACTCGTATATATCAATTGTTGCGCCGTCAGCTAGCTTACCCCAATTTGCTTGTTGATAATCTATTGTGCTTTGTTCGTAGTCTAAATAGATTGCAGTACTAATATTCCACCATCTGGTGCCTACCCATTCGTCTTTCCAAGCTGAGGTGTTTATAATTTCGCCATCGTTGGTATTATAGTTATAGCTAGCAATATCATTAACTAATTTGAAGTCAATTTCTTTATCAATAAATCCAAATATAATACCTTTAGCAGGATCATATGTTTCAATGTTTGCTATGCTAGTTCGACTTACTGCATCATATATTTTAACATTACTAATTAAATCGTTACGTGCTTGTTCAATTCCATTACGCACAAGATTCCAACTTCCATTGTTGTGACCGTTATTGTCGTCCCAATCACCTACCCATTTGTATACTGCACTTTTGTTATATCCATCGTCATCTACAAAAGCATAAATTGGATTAGCACTTTGTTGTTGTCTAGTTCCTGAGAAGTTATATTTGTAAACTCCGTTTACTTGTTGATTTTTCACACTATCTAAACTATTGTATGTGTCAAATCTAACTGGTCGTAATGGATATACGTTTCCTGCGGCGCCTTCTTCTTGGATATATTCGTCAATATAAAATTGTGCAGTATTACTAGTATCAACTCTGGTTACTTTGTGTATTCCGTCGATGCTTGGTGTTGTAGCACTGCCTCGTATTAATACAAAATCACCTGCTACTAAGTTATGTGCTTGTGTAAGATTTGAAGGATTTCTAGATACAGTAATTTGTGCTTCATCTGCACTATCAACTCCAGCACAACTTTTTGAAATATACATATCAAAATCCATTGTTTGATATACTTCATAACCTTTATTATAATTTCCAAACTCACTATCGTCTGCAACCCATATACTCAGTACATTAGGATCAGTAATCTCTTGGAAAACCTCCACGCCACTTACTATAGCATTGAACACATTTGATACATTTGTTGCAATTGCTGTAATTGTTTTGGCTGTTATGCCAATAACACTATTTGCAGTACCTGCACCTATTACTAGTGTACTATTTGTACTGGTTAGCTTTAATCTGTTGTTGCTATTGCTTGCTGTTACGCCACTGATTGTTGCTGTATTAATTTTGTCTACAATATCGTTAATACCAAGAGCCACACCACTAGTACTTGTTGATGTACTCGCTGGAGTCACACCTTGTGTTAAACCAATAACACTATTTGCAGTACCTGTTCCAATAAACAGATTTGCAAGGTTACAGTTTATCTGTAGTAAATTTGTATTAGCACTATTAATCTGCGCCGTAATTCCTGTAATGTTAGCATTATTAATCTGTGAAACTACTTGTGAAATAGTTAAGTTAGGTGTACTTGTAGTAATACTACTTGTTGCCGCAATAGTTTCTGTAACACTACTAAAGCCTACATCACTGTTTGCTGTGCCTGCACTAATTACAAGACTATATGCAACAGTAGGTGTACTTGTAGTTTTTGTAATCCTTAAAAAATTACTGCTTGCACTTGCAGTAATGTTAGCAATTCCTGCGGCTGTAATCTTGTTGACTATATCACTAAGTGAATATGTTTTGAACACTGTCGAACTTTGTGTTGTTACCACAGTACTATTTGTAATAGTTACAGTTGGATTAGCAATTAGATATGTTTTAACGGCTGTGATATATGCTCCAGAGGCTATAGCTGTTTGTGTTGATGTTATATCACTACTTGGTATTACAGTAGATCCACTTAGTACTGCTGACGCTACATAACTATTTCCAGTTTTAGCATTTATTAATGCTACATCGCTGGTAATTAAACTGGCTAGTTGTGTTGCATAACTTGGACTAGTATTGTACAAGGCAAGTGTTTGTGTCATATTAACACCTGCATCACTAACACTAAAATATGTTGTTAAAAATGTTGCCCAAGCACTACTGTTATTTGCACTAATGTAAGCAACACGTAAACTTTCTAATGCGGCTGATCTGTTTGTAGCCAGTGTGGTAACATTACTAAAACCATTGGCATTGAATGCATTCTCAAATGCCGCTTGTAATGTTACGTTTGATGTACTGCTTACTGTATCATTGAATGTCACTGTTGTACCATCAATTATCAAAGTTTTTGTTGCACTTCCTACAAAACTTGGGTTACTCACTGTGCCTGTTTTTACAATGTTACTATAATTTGTTGTGGACACTGTATTGGCAAATGTAATTGTTTCTGCAAGCACACTATTTTCTCCAAAGATCAGTGTACTACCATGTGTAACTACGTTAGATGTTACAATATCCTGTGTTCCGATTTTGTTAATAACACCTAATGCTGTAGTTGTTGAAGTTTTTGTTAAGCTCACAGTATTATTATCAATTACAATTGTCCCGCCACTTGCAGGTACAACCGGAAGTGCAACTGCGCCTATTAGCTCAATTGATTCATTGGCACTGCTCAATCCTGAATATCCTTTAGGATCAATCATTTGATACGCTTTACCTTGATAAATTATCTTATCGTTGAACTTATAGCTTTTATCAGGTTCCCAATAATTAGAAAGTTGCCAGTCTCCATCAAAGCTATAAACACTTTTTGTCGGAGTAGGAAATGATAACATATCTTCTCTTTTTAATACTCTGAAGTCTGTTTCACTGGTTAGCGGTAATCCTGCTTTAATGTAGTCATTTGCAAATACATTTTCTTCTGTAATACTGTTATTATCATAAGTGTTTACTGCTCTTGTTGTAAAATTACTACCAGGTGTACCTGTAACTATCAACGGACTATTTAAATCTATATCAATGGACAGGTCAGTTAATACATCATACTTCTGAGTATCAAAAAATCTAACAGGTTGTGGACTAGTTACTACTAAGTCAGGTGTAATTTCAAATTCTAAAGTTTCTCTGGATCTCGTATCACCAAAGTCACCTAATCTAACTGCCCATTCTTCATGTAGTTCTCCAGTAGCATCTGCATCAAAAATACCTTTGTTTCTTAAAAATGAATCTAGTGCATGCCTAGTACCTTTGTACTTGTATGAGCCTTTGACCAACTCGAACAATGAATCATCTTCTATGTCTAAGTTTTCAGCCCATGTTGGTTGATTATATCCAACATTGAATCTAGCTACATTACTTTTTTGTTTATCCGAAAGTGTTTTTGTTTTGCCAAAATATTCATCAGCTTGTCCAGCTAAACTATCAAAGTTTGGAATAATAGTATCGTTGTTAACTATAAATCCAGGACTATATAATTTTCCGTTCCAGTCTTTTGTTCTACTACCTTGCCATACAATTCTAGTGTGTCGTTGTCCTATAATAGGATCATACAAAACATCACTAAAGTCAGTAATACTGTCAAACACAATTATATGTTCTATTTCAGTTTTGTAAAGTCTTAAACCATAAACTTCAGTAGCACTTGTTTTTGTTTTGAATACAGTATCACTATCTGGAATCATTAAGTTTCTATTTACAATTAGATCATTTGACGATATTCTCTTACCCAAAGAATCGTTTATATTAAACACGCCATCATATTTAGAATCTAAATTATCAAAATATCCACTGTGACCATCATTTACAATTATAGAATTTGCATTAGGAATTAGATATAACTTGTCTGCACTATCGCCGTTTGCCCATGTAATAAAATCAACTCCTAAACTTTTCCAATCTTGTGGGAAGCCTAAGCCATTTAGATAGTTACCATAACCTAAAATAAAGTTATAAGTGTCTTGAATAGTTGTGATGGTAGTGTTATAATTTAATTGACTGATTGATGTCTCAAACCCAGTATATCGATTTACAGTTATATTGTCAATGGGCACTGCAATTACACTACTGTTTGAATCAGACTTATTATAGTTGAAATAATAATTGCTATTGTCGTAGCCTGATATTTTATATCCTGACGATACTTTTTCAAGTATTATACCGCCGTAAAAATATTCTCTGCTAGGCTTGCTGTTGTACAAAATTGTTTTGTAATTTTCTTCTGGAACTACAACTCTTCCTTTGTCTTGACTGCTTTCTAAAATAAATTTTTGATTGTTGTTTACAAATCCACCAGCTTTGATAATTGGAGAATATTTCATTTTGTCCAATCTAACTCTGATATCAGCTGACGAAGTTGCTTCTATTCTAGCATATTCAATCATTGCGTTTTGCAAACCTACATGATATTCTATATGATTATCAGCAATATAAGCATCGATTACAGCATTGCCCGACACTGTTACTGTAGGACTATTATAATAGTTACTGCCTGTATTGGTTATACTAACACTCTTCACACTTCCATTTTCAATAAATGCTGACATAGTAGCGTCAGATCCAAAGTTATCATTAATGGTTATTGTTGGAGCACTTGTATAGCCAGTTCCAGCTGAAACTATTCTTACTAGTTCAACTATTTTTCCTTGTGATTGTTCCCCTGACAGATTAACTGTTTTGAAACTTGTTAGTTTATTGTCTTTGTTACTAACTATAATTGGTTTATCAAATTTAGTTGTTGCATTGTTTACATTTTTCTCAACTCTATAATTAGTTGAAAAATAATCGTTTAGTGCAATCAAAGGTCTAGTTTTTAAAAGTGCGAGAAAGCTAACAATTTTATACTCACTAGTACTTCTCCATTCTGCTTCGACTGGTCCCCAATCACCATAAGCAAAATCTTTGGATCGTTCTGCCGCACTTGGTGTACCAACAACGTTAGCTGTGTCTGGATCATTTAGCACACCAGCATTAGTAACCAAAACATTATTTGCCCAGTCATAACTGTTGTAACTGTAATTAATATCAAACACATCATTGGTACTAGGATCACTGACTTTACCATATTTTAATGCTGTGATTAATGCACTTCTTTTAGTTGCATTAGTCCAACTATAATTACTATCCCACCAAGTTGGTTTTTTACTATAGCCCATCATTTTCCAAGGGTGTGTATGAGGCTTATCTGTATTAAAGAAATAATGATATATTCCTCTCCAACCACCTATGTTTGGAGTAACACTACTATAGTTCCAAGTAAATTTGTCACCGCCGCTATAGTATGAAGTAGCATTATATCCAGACTTGTTGTTTTTAATACTCCATTTATTATATTCACTTTTTATAGAGTCTTGTACTTCAGCCCAACTATATCTGTCTGCCCTATGTGCGTTAGGACCATATGTTGAAATATTTTTTACATCATCATGTTTTATGTTTAAGTTATTAAAAATTCTACATTCTAAATCATATATTACTGCATCTTCTGGACTAAATCCTGCACGAGATCTGTCGTATAATTCAGTACCTTTCCTGATGTGTACGCTACCGTCATGTGCTATTATAACATTAGTATTTGCTGTGCTATTACTATCTATACTATAATCTGATCTTAATTCAGGATTATGAGGTTTAATCATACCTAGCTTTACTGCACTGCTAGGAACAAAACTTAAACTGTCACGCTTGTACCATCTGACATGTGCTCTTGCAAGCCCGTCTGATGGATATGTAATTGTAGTTGTGATAGTTACTTTATTGCTTGCTAGAGTATAGTCTATTCCTTTAACTAAACTTCTCCATCTTTTGTTTCCTAAACCATCAGCATCATTTACCCAAACTTGTATATGATTCTGGGAGTCTTGATATGTGTTAACGCTTTGTGGTAAATCAAAAACTTTTGTAGCTGTATTTGTAAACGAAAAGTCTTCACTGGTGAATTCTTTAAACATTGCCATATCGCTTCTGGCAAATGCACTATCTTTATTACTACCTAAACTTAATGCTTTTAAGGTCTCGTCGGTTAATTCGTGAACACTTTTTGAAATGTCCAAAGACTTATTTAATTGTACAGCTTTTTGTTTAAACTTTTGCAAGAATAATGAATAGTTGTTACTTGCATGTTTAACACTGCTAATAATATCAGTATCTTTATCCATCATTGTTTGATTCAACATTTCAGTTGAATAAGGCTGTTGCCTAATTGTTCCACCAAATTCATGTACGTGTGCTAGATTGCGATAGTTGTTTACGCCAAAATAATTTCCAGTAAACCCTGGTATAGATTCCATTTGGTTACGCATATGTTCAATTAAATCTCCAAAGCTAACTTTTGTCATTGTTGTGTTCTGCGGATTTAACGTTTGTACGTCAGCAACTTGTTGATCACCTTCAGCCGTATCACTGTAAACATTATGTGTATAATATTCAACTTCGTACTTGTCATTTTCAGATAAGCCTCCTGTTATGGTGAGTATATTACCAGATATTGTATAATTTGTTACTTCAGAACCGTTGTTATAAACTTTTACAGTTGTATCATTTGCTACTGTATTGAAATATATAATACCATAATTGGTTGGCGAAGCCTTTATTCTATATTTTATTTCACTAACAGTTGGATTAGTAATTGCAATAGTAAACTCATCTCCTGAACCAGCATTTCTTGTATAGCCGCCAGCTATAGCAGTTCCGTCTGTGTTTACAAATTCTATTTCAGCTTGTGGAAATTGTGTTTTAATTGTGTATGTTGTATTAGTATTCCAAAACAATTCAGGCATAGTGCCGTTGATATCGTTGAGATTATTCTTTAAACTAGTGGTTTGCTGTGACTTAACATTATACAACCCATTAAACTTTGTAAAAGTGTAACATCTATCATTGTTATAAGTTCCGTAACCTAAATCAAAATTAAGTGCTTGTGTAGCAGTTTGTTTGGTTACTGTTTTTCTAATTAATCTTTTAACTGGTTGTCCATTTCTTACTAGTGACCAACCATTGAAAGTTTTGTTGTTAAAATCTTTGAACAAGTAATAACCTTTGATCTTTTGTCTAGACTTTTGATTATTAGTATTGCTATCAGTGTAATATATTTCATTTGTTAAGAAAGGCATTTCAAAATTTAAACCTGGACTATTTCCATAGTCAACATAGTCAGGTGCAAATCCTAATGCATCATCTACTGTGTTTGCTAAATTTTTACTGTAGTCAAATAGTGCTAGTCCTTGACTTTCGCTCTGTGGATATAAACTAGTGTCATTCAATGATACTCCGTTGATATCAAATAGTGTAACATTCATTGCAGTACTTTTTGCTAGCTTTTGTTGACCATATACCCAAGCTGTTCCATTCCAATATATTTCACTACCACTGTATGGTTTGTTTACTGTTAATAAGTCACTGCTAGCTGTAGGATCAGTGTTAAATGTTTCTCTTCCATTGAGTATAACTATCTTATCATTTGTATTAATAGCAGTACTACTAGGGCCAAAAATTTCTGTCAATGCAATACTAGTTCCAACACCAGATACTTTGTAAATTTTATTATCATATGCTGAGTTAGCTGTGTCTACAAAAAGAAATTTGTCGCCGTTTTCAATTTCACGTGGTGTAATATGGCTCCAATATTCGTTGTTCTCTCCATGTATAGGATTCTTTGGTTCTGTATGACTTTGCACACATTCGTAATACCTTCTAAGAATGTTAGGACTAGATCCAACATCAACATAAACATATGCACCTTTGGTGTATCCTGCATAAGCACTTGCCCACGCTGTTGATCCTTGAACGTTCCAAGTAAATTCTGTTTTCCCAACTATTCCTGTTGCAGGATTAAAGTTAGATCCACCATACACAAAATTTACATAATCAATATGATTCTGACCAAAATTATATTTTTGGAAGTTGCCTTTATATTCAATGATTGGTCTTACTGCTCTTATTTTATCTAACACATAGTCAGTAAAATTTAAGCTAGTGTCAAATTCTGTAATAGCTTTAATTGTATCTTCATGCACCCATAAATTACTTCTTGCCCATGCACTTTGATCTTTACTATATCTCTGTTCAACTACATAGTCTCTAGTGGTCATCACATATTCTTTAAAGTCATATGGGTCTAAATCAAAGCCAATACCAACTTCATCAAACCCAACAGGTTCTTGACTACTGTACATAGTATGATTTAACCAAACACGATCTCCGTCTAAGAAGTAAGAGTCTGGACTTGCAAAATGTTTAGTAAGTTTAATGCCTCCACTGTCACCTACGTTATCAACTATGTAAATGTCTCCAACTGCATAATCTCCGCTAGTACTGTGAGCATAAAAGTTACGTATTTTAACTGTATCACCATTTGCAGGCGCATTTGTAAAAGTAACAACGCCTGAACTACTGTTATAGGTATAGTCTACGTTTACAGTTTGTAATATAGTATTTTTATAAACTTTTACAGTGCCTGTTGTAATTGCAACCGAAGATGTAAATACCTTGTTTGTGTTGCCACTTTGAGTAAATTTATCCAGTACAGTTGAATCAAACATAATTCTCATACCGTTTTGCAATGTAAGTGTGTTACTTGTGCTTAGTGTCGGAGTAGTATATGTTACTGAATTTACTATTTTATCAATATCAATTATTGCACTGCTTGTTGGTTTAATACTCACGTGCGGTACTGTATCCAAAGCCCAATAATACTTGTGATAGTTTATAAACATATCATAGTTTATGGGAAGGTCTAAAGTATATCCTTTTTCATCAAATACTTTGTTATGGTTATTCATATTAACTTCATTAAATTTTAATTGATTAATCAAATCATCATAAGGCATTACTTGTGAGATATTATTGCTTTTATCAACATTTACTAAACTAGGTGTAAATTGATATGGATCACTGTCTCGGTTATCAGCAATGTAGTTGTCTACTGTTGTATTTTTATTAAACTTAGATCCCACATAACTCTTTACGGGTTGTAAACTACCTGTTGATAAAAGTTGATCAAGTGTAGTATCAATGAATCCTTTGTTTATGTCTGTTCTGAAAATCTCAGGAAGAAAACTAGAAATGTCTCTAGTACCCGTATATTTTTTACTGTCGCCAGGATTGGTGATTAAAGGAGCTATATTAGGATTTGCTTTGCGTTCGCTCATTAGTAACCTCCGCTCGACATACCAGTTGAAGTTAACAATCCTGAAGTACTCTCTCCAATAGTAGTACTATTTCTTGCTACACTTTTAGTAACTGTAATATTACTAGTTTTAATTACTGGTAGAAATAATTCATCACCGTTTGATGTAATCTCAAATAAGTCTGTTGTATCATCTGTATTTCCAACTGGTTGTATTGTTACTTGACTTATTTCACCAATCATATTATTGTGTATATAAGCCGCCATTTCTGTAAAGTAGAAATCTTCACCGAAGTCCCAATTTTCTATACTAAAATATTGTGTAATAAGTTGTATAATATTTTGTTTAATTTCTGTATCACTCATTGAACTGTTGCTTGTTTTAGTTACATTAAATCTAGCTTGTAGTTCGCTGTCAGCAAGATCACCAAATAGTATCTTGTATTTTACAGGTCTGTATATTACTTGGTCACTAATTGCTTTTTTAGATTCTAACGTACTAAACAAATTGGTTAATTCGTTTATTGTTGGGCTGTTGGGTTTTGTTTCTATTCTACCATCATAATTAGCCCAAATTCTAAAGTCACTGTCATAACTTTGTAATAGTACATATGTATCAATAATGTTTGTAATTGCAGGATCAATTACATTATCAACATCACTTATTCTATTATATTGAGTATGCAAGTCTGCTCTACCATTTACTATGGTTGATCCATTTGAATCATATACTGTATAATTAAATCCGTCGACTGTTTTTGTTCCTAGCTTAATAGTCTCTCCACGCAGAATAGCATTAAAACTTTCTGGATTGGTTGGATAGTTTCCATTATCTGGGCTAGACAATGTGACTCTTACTTTGTAAGGGTCTGTATACCCGTCTTGATATGTAATATATCCAAATGTGTTAAAGGTATAATCAGCGCCTAGTGGTGTAGGATCATTGGGAGTAAGTTTGTTAATACTTAAAACTTTAAGTGTATCTTTTAAAGGTTTCCTTGTTTCACTACTAAATGATTCATTAAAATTTAAATTACCAAATTTTAACTTTTGTGTGCTTCCAAATACCAATTGTGTTCTTCTTGCTAATACTTCCCATTGGGTGCTTGAATAATTTAGTCTGATTAGCCAACTGTTATCTCTTCCAGTTTGTGCATTATCGGCTTCATAAAGTCTACTCCAACTAGCTACACTGTTGTTGGCAATTGTACTTGCAGGTAAATTTGAACTTGAAATTATTTGCCAAGACTGACTAAGACTATTGTATCTTAGGGCAAAACTTTCTTTTGAATCTATTTTGCTTAACACAGAACTTTTAACTGTACTATCAAAGTCTTTTTGTAATATTGGAACAATCCTACGCACTCTACTAGCACTGTTTACAATGCCACTTAGCACAATAGCACCTTTTCCTGCATTGTCTAAACCTGTTGGTGATCCACTAGCGTCATCATCTCCTAGTCCGTCTTTGTATATTTTATCAATCTTCACCCATTTAGTTTCTGCAAAAGCAACACTAACACTGGCAGATGCATTTGATCCGCCGCCGCCTGTGATTGTTACAACTGTATTTGCATTATATCCGCTACCAGAATTAGTTACTGTGATTGATGTGATTTTGCCACTTGCAACTGTAGCTGTAGCTGTTGCGCCAGTACCTGCACCGCCAATAGTTACTGTTGGCTGACTTGTATAGCCAGAGCCTTCATTTACTATAGTAATAGTATTAATATAACCCATCTTGTAAGGCGCACTAATAAACTCTACTAGACCACCTAAGCTGGCTTTTCTTAAAGCATTTGTTTGTACAAGTCCAACTCTTTGAATATAAGGTCCAGAACCAGTATTGAGCGTAAAGTATCCACTTGAACTGGTAGCTCCTTTGGTAATTTGATTCCATCTAAAAACATTAGTTTCGTCGTTGGTAGTTGCATTAGCTGATGTAATGCTATCGGTTGTGTCGTTAAAATCTGTTGTTGGGCTGTAACCAGCACTCGAATATCCTTGTCTATTGTAATAGAAGTTTTTAAGCTCTTCGTTACTTAACAAAGGTAAAATATATTTGTTGTAAAGTTGTTCACTTGTTAGTGTGTTTGGTAGTGTAATTAAACTACGATTTGTTATATTGTTCTCATAGATATATCCATCATCGGCGTACATGGTTGCATCATTATAAGTTGCTGTAGGATCATACAAGTCTCTGAACCTACTATGTCCACTGTGTACTCTATTAACACTTTTAATTTTAGCAATATTTTCACTAACTGTAATTGGGAATATACTATAGTCTTCAGCGGTAATCATTCTATCTTGTGTTGCAAAAAATCTAGGTGCATTAACTTTAATACTATCTAAACTTTCTCTTTCACTTGCATTTGAAACTTTGTCTTTTAAACTACATGTTAGTGTAGCAGTGTGAATGTTACCATCTACTCCGACATAATCAAACAAAAGAGAAGTATTTCTAAAATTATTAGGATCAAGTGAATAAGTTGAATTTAATCCAACTCTGTACCATACTCTGATTATTCCTCTTGGTATATTGCCAAATGCACCATCACCAAAAACAATACTAATTTGATCGTTTTCTCTACTAGCGACTGAATATATGTTTCTAATATTATTACTAGTAGCATTAAAAATAGTGCTTGCACCAAATTGTCTATCTACTCTTGTCCAGTTCTGTTGTACTTGTCCTACTTCGTCGATGTTTTGTACCCATACTTGACCGTTGGCAACATTTTCAACATTTATATCTAATACAATATTAGGCAATCCTTCAGTGATATTAAAATCTTTATACTCTAATGTACCTTGTTTAAAGCCAACAAAGAATCCTGTATTTGAACTAGTGTTACCACTGTTGTCATCTTTATACAGTAAGTCAACAACACTGTAAGGATCAGGTGTCTTTTCTGCTAGTGTGTTAGTAGTTGTATTTGCACTTACACTGTGAAAACTAAAAGTAGCACCTCTATTGTTTACTTGATTGTCAAAGTTTCTTACAGCAATATTATTAACACTATTGGTTCTGTAAATTTCGTTAGTAACACCAGCACTTGTAAATTTACTAAACGGACTGCCAAATTGACTACTAGTTTGAAATATGCTATTCATAATAGCTAAAAAGTTTTGATAGCTATTTGGATCTGTTGTGTCATCAAATTGTACAGTGGTATTTGCTAAACTATTTCCTAACGAATCAAATACTGATTCTGTAGTAAAAATACTTTCAATTTTTAAATATCCACTAGCTACAACGTTTCTAGTAGGGTTATATCCTAAAAATTCAGCAATACGTAATGCACTCTCTCTGCGTTCAGCTGTACTTAAAAAGTTCTCTCTGCTTGCTAGGTCTGATCTAAATGCTAAGTTATGTCCTAAAAACGACATAAGTTCTATCAAACTTACAAATTCACTTGAATTAATCCAGTCATTATAATTTTCTGGATAATTCCTATTAATATAATCAACCATTGCGTTACGTATAGTTTCATAATCATATGCTTGAAAATTTGCTTCACTGAAACTTTCGTATACTACACTAAAATCTTCTGCAGAAAATAAACTACTTTGTCTTGCGCCTTGTGCCATTATTCTTCACCTGTAAATCTAAGAAACAGTTCTTCCGCTGTTCCTGTGTCAATATATTCCATCCGAACCTTAACCTCAATGCTATGGTCATCTGGTTTATCAACTAATGTTTCTAATACTTTCCATCTCGGATCATTGTTAACTATAACATCAACATCTTCTTGTGCGGCAGTAATTGTAGTTAAGTCATTGGGTTCAAAAACTAACTCTGGAAGTATACTTCCAAATTCAGGATTCATAACACGTTCACCTTTACGAGTATTAAAGTGATTCATTAAATCACGCCTAGCGATGTCGATGTCTTCTAAACTACGACTTCCGATTGTCTCGCCTATACTGCTATATCCTACATAAGTTGCCATACAAGTATTTATTGTAAAATTAAATGCTAAGTTTATATTTTAATAGATGTTTCAATAATATCGTTATTGGTAAGAGATTTAGTTATTGTAAGCTGATTAGCACTGCCTGTTGTGCCTAAAGTATAGTCAAATAGGTGTTGTATTATAGATCCGTTTACCTTTACCTGCAATTTTTCTACTGGTGTCATACTTGGTTGGCTAATTAACGTAAAAATACTAGAGCCACTGTATGTAAATGACTGTTTACTAATTGTTTTACTATACTTGTTAGCAATATCTCTTTTTATACTTTCCGGAGTAAATGGCAAAAATTTAAGTGTTTCAGCATAATATGCAAATCTGGCACGTTTTAGTTCTGCATCATTTAATAGAAATTTTTCATTTTGGTCACGCATATGATGTATGCCGTTTGTTCTCATCCAAGTTCTATTTTTATTTTTACCATAGTCTGCTAATCTTAATACTGTACTTGCTTTAATACACTTTAATTGGTTAATACTACTGCGTCTAATCATACTAGCTACAGTATCTAAATCGTCATTGAGTATACTATCTAACATAGTGTAAGTGCCTTCGACGGCTTCGACATAAAATAATTTTCCAGTAATCCAATGATAAAGTATAAGTCCGTCATACACACTTTGACTTATCTTTGTTATTGGACTTCTTTGCAGTTGATTTTTAACTATTCTTTGCTGTTCATTGAAAATAGTAGTCCATTGATCGAATGATTGTTGTTCTGTTAGCCCTGTAGTTACTGAACCTTCTCCGTATGCTGTTTGAGTATATCCTTTGTATCTTGCAAAATTTAATGCAACCAGTTTGC